GGCTTCGGCTTCGGCTTTGCGAGCCAAGATGACCTCACGAGTGTCGCCGGTGATTTCAACTTCGGTTGCAAGGTTCGCCTCAACTCTTTCGGCGCAAGTCTTGTAATGAGGACTCATTGGTAAGTAGATTCGCACTTCTCGACCAGGGCCCTCGAATGGGTTAGTGGTGTAGTAACCGACGTCGCAGAGGTAAGACTTGCCAGCCTTCGATTTCGTCCAAGCAACCTGACCCAAACACTCGGGGCAGATGTAGACATTTTCTGAAGGTCGGTTCATGCTTCGGAATGTACCGACGCACTCGTCAGTTTTGATAAGCGGCTTACGGGCTGTGGTGTTCATGCTGGCTCCTTTGGTGGTGGTTGTTTCCATGCCTCAATCATACACACACCTAGCCACCGTGTCTAGCAATACCTTGAAACACCAGTAATAGTAGGCTTTTTGGCTACCTCAGAATCTCCACAATGTCGTCCCAATCCTTCGGCCTCCACAGGTAACTCTCGACGCCAGCACCGGCAAGATCCTCCAGCCAATCGCCTTGCTCCTTTGACAAACGTCCGGTGTTGGATTTCAACTCTGCGAAGATCATGCGCTTCGGTCTGCCTTTCGTATTGAAGTCTGGTCGGACAAGTACGAGGTCGGGAAACCCTTTGCCGTCGGCAGAGACGGGAGTGCGCCATTGTCCTTTTGAGTTTTGCGCTGGTCGAAAGTGTGCGATCCGATAACCGAGAATGTGAGCGAGTTCGATGACCTGCGCTTGGAAGTCTTTTTCTAACGTATTGACGTTCATAACTCAAACGCTACTCGTCGCCCTCCTCGAATGGGTCTGCGTCAACTTCTTCGTCCTCGATCATGTCGTCCTCAAATAACAGAAGTGCGATGAGCGCGTAACTCGCAAGGTCGAGGAAGGTGTCTCTGGCGTTCTCGTTTTGTAACTCATTCCCAGCCGCGAGAGTTTGGAGCCGTGAGTATTTGTCCCCAAGTCGGATCATGCAACCCACCCAGGGATCGACGCCAAACAATACCGAGCCTCTGAAGTTGAACAAGGGATCTGCCGCTATGAAACTTTCGATGTCGTCCTCGTCGTCATTCAGTCCGTAGTCGTTTGACTTGGCCGAGTGCATTCCGGCAAGTTCGAGGAGCAGGTCAAAGAACCGAGAGTCTCCGGTGGTGTGGTTTGTGATCTCGTCGTGCTCGCCCATACAGACGATTCTAGGTGGTCAGCCGAGGTCTTGGATAGCCCGACGGATCTCTGAGGCTCGGCCCACATCTGCGATGTCTGAGTTCTCAATAATGAGAATCATCTCCTCGTCAATGAAGTCCACCAGGTCTTGTCTGAGCGTGAGTTTCACTTCGTCCTCGACGTCATCGTCTGAGTAGATGCGAGAGACAAGAACGGCGTCTCGGAGTTCCTCGGCGAGTTCAGTTGAGCCAGAGCGAAGGTATTGCTCTGCCGTGATTGCGATGTTTGTGAGCGCCCGATACTCGGACTGAGCGATCTTGATTGTTGGTTCGTCGTTCATGCTGTCCCGATGATAATGCCAACCACCAGCCCGACACAGAGACCCGTCACCAGCGCCAACCAAACTTCAGTCATTCTTTACTTTCGTTGTCAAAGTGTTCACCGTCAATCCATCGGCCTTTCAGTATTGTTTCAATCTTTTTGAGGTTGGCAAGCATCGAATCTTCTGCTGTTGCTTCAAGCATTTGAGCGGCTTCGCTTCTCTGGCGATCATATTCCTTCTTCTGAGCGATGATCTCGTGGAGTTCGTAATCTATTGGATCAACGTGATTCATTTGTTTTCTTCCTGTGGCACCCGAATCAACTTGAGTTCCATTGAAGCAAACAGAGCCTCCAGAGCGTCCCATACACCTGTCTCCAACTTGTCCGTCTCGGCTTTGAGGATCTCTACCTGACGTTGCAAGTGAGCCGTCCGGCGTTCGAGTTGGTCAATCAAGTCACGCTTGCTCATTTGTTGTCCTCCTCGGCAACTCCCTGCTCCGTTGCTTGACGTCGAGCAACCCGTTGCCGGTGAGCCGCGCGCTCTTTTTGGTAACGCTCTTTGCCTTGCTTCATCGCGTATTTCGGGCCTGGGGATTTCTTGCTCATTAGTGGTAATCGCCTTTCATAACTGATGGTGCTTTGAGAAGTTGAGGGTCAAACTTTCGTCGCAGTTGTTTTGTGCTGTTCGGATTGTAGAGCGTGGCTTGATGCCAAACGTCTGAGGCTCTGGCCTCTCCGAGTATCTCCACCCTGACAAACGACGTCTCTTTGTTTGGTTGATGAACCGATGCCCACACGATGAGATGGTTGTTCTCGTAATCTTTCGGGTCAATGGGAACGACGTTTGCAGAGATCCGGTGCTTGACTTCGATGCCGAAGCGATGAGCAACTCCGTCAACCAATCGGCGAAGTGTGATGTCGGCGTTCTGCGCTCGGTGTTTGTTGTGTTCCGACGAGTCCCAATGACCGCCATGCCAATATGCTCCATAGGCTTTCGCAACTCCGATCTCCGCTCGCGCTGAGTCAATCATCACCTGGAGGTTGTTGGGTTGAAGTTTTGCTCCGTCGTAATCTTCCTGATCTGTTTTGTTGACGTTGGCGTAATGAACCGCCGTTCCAACTGTGATCGCTCGTTGATCTTCCCATGACTCCAGAATCACAATGACTGAATCGTGATTCACGATTGCTCGCTTGAAAGTTTGACGTTGGTAGCAGGGAGGGCGGCGGCGGAACGCTTGGTACGTTTCTTTGGAAGGAACGTGGAGACGCGTTCCGCCACCTCCTCTCCCTTGATTAGTTCAGCACCGACGGCGATCTTTGAGAGATCGAATGACCATCGTGCCGCCTCTGTCACATAGAGGAAAGATCTGAACATTTCTTGGTCACACTTCACCGGATACGCCTTGCATGATTCCGGCGAGATCTTGATGACGATGCCTCCTTCAACTTCTGGTGGCGGCTCAGCGAGTGAGACCTCCGTGTCGTTCAAGAGGTAGTAGCGGCGCTTCATGACTTCGGTTCGTCGCGCTCGCCAGGTCGCTTGCATCTCTGCAAAGCGGTAAGCGGCCAACTGAAGTGAGACCTCGGCGTACGCCTTTGATTCTTTCCTTGACGTCTTGAAGTCCATGATGAGCGGCACACCGTCGATCTTGAAGTAGCCATCGCAGGTTCCAGCGTAGCGATAGGTCGGCGAGAACAACGTGAGTTCGTTTGCGATCCACTCCGGTTGGAACTCCTGGCTCCACTTGTCAAACTGCTCGACGTAGGGGACGACCTCAGAGCCGTCGTGAATGATTCTTCCAGTCTTTGCGTACTTCTCCAACGCCGAGTGAACTGCGGTGCCGAGATCGCTGGCGGAGAGTGAGCCGTCGTCTCGACGATTGCGAGCGCCGGACAGATACTTGATTGCCGCTTCCTCTCCGTCAATGTCGATCATTGATTGAATGTGCTGGGGGTCGGCCACCGCCGCTTTCGCTGTTTCAGTTGCGCTCCAATGGATCAGCGCCGGTTTGTCTAGGCAACCGATGAGAGTCGTGACGCTGTACATGCGCTCGTCATCGTCCTCGGCTTTGTCTACGTCAACTACCGATGCTTCTTCAATCATTTTGTCTCCTTTGGTTCAGCGTGTTTCGTAAGGCATTTCCAGAATCCGGTTTTGCTGTGACGCCACTCACGACCCTTCTTGGTGATGGTCAGCCCACAGTTCTTACAGATTGTCATGATTGCTTCAAGTGGTCGGTGATCCTGCGTTCACAGAGAACGCAAGCAAGCGATCCGGTGGTTCCGAGTTGTCGATGCGGCGTTCGTTTCTTACAGGCTCGACACTTTCTCAATACGTTCATAGCCAGTCACCTTTGTCGTTGTCGCGTCGGTCAAAGTCCGGCACGTCGAGTTCGTTGTCGGCGTGGCAGTCGCACTCGCATTGGTCGCAACCGCAGATCTTCTTATGACCGCATTCTTCTCCGTACTCGTCGAGTGGCCGAGGGTCGCTGGGATCTTGGCATGGGCAATCTTCGCAACCATCTGAGCACGGGCTTCCGCTTGACGTGTTGCCTCGACAATCCTCACAGTAGTGGCTCACGATTGCTCACCTGCTTTTCGTTGCTGAAGCATCTCGGTCAGGTTCTTGAGTCGCTCGACCTCAGCAAGCAGAGCCAGCACCGTTCCCTGTGATGGGCCATCGTAGTGACCTTTGATGTAGTTCTCTCGGATCTTGGCGACGCTTGGCAACGGCTGGCCGTCACCGCCTTTGTGGTGGCGCTCGGTCATCGTGTGACCTGCTGACGCTTGGGTCGACGTGTCACTCGCTCTGCGAGGAAGGTGCGCCACGCGTTGCGGCCACTCGAACCGCCAACAACGGTGATCTCATCTGGGCGCTTGGTCTCGAACTGCTCAACCCACATCACCTTGAAGGTTCCGCGTTCGCCTTTGATGCGAACCAAGTCTCCCGTTTTCATATTCTTGTATTCTGTTACTTTCATCGAGGTCTCCTTCTCGATCAACTCACGAAGCGATTTACTCCGTGACAATATGATACCACTTCTAGTCACCGTGTCTGATGATGCTTTCACAACACCTCTCCTCTCATGGTGTCGAGTTCTCGAATCAGGCTCATTGTGCCGGTGTCCACGATCTGCGCTTCCTCCATGTATTGCGTCAGGTGATCGGCGGCGAGACGCAGAATCTCTCTGACGCTTTCCGGTGTGCGTTCCTTGAACACCGCTCCAACTTTGCGCTCTGTCATCGTGCCTCCCAGATCATCACGGGTCGAGAGTGACATTCGACTCGACTCGACTTCTTGTAACGGCCTGTCGCAACGATGACTCGATTTGTTTTTGCTTCTCGAATCATCGCTCCGAGTGCGCGCGGTTCGTGTGGTGCGTCGATGCCAAGCGTTTCCAAGTAGAGCCACACGTCGTCCGTCGTAAAGAATCCGAGGTCGTGTGCCACCTCCTCGATTGCTCGACGAGCCTGACGCTTCCACTCCTCGTCGGCGTTGCGCTCGACCTGCGAGATTGCCTGTTCGGTCACAACTCTTGAGAGCATCTGGTTCGCGTCGTTGACAACTTGCACGGCTTGGTCAAAGAGAGAGACGTTCATACTCCACCTTCAATGTGTCGTGGAACTCCTGAACCATTGTGACGTCCAGAGATCTCAAAGTGACCGGTCTCGATGATCGACTGCTCTGCTTCGATGCACCAGAACATCTGATTGCTCTCGGTGAGGTCGTCCCAGTCCTTGACCATTGTGGCAAGCCCTGAGCGCACAACAGAGGGCCGCATGATGATCTCTGTGACGTCGGCGTCCGGCACGAGGATCGTCACCGGCTCACCTTCGAGAGGACTCACCAGCAACGACGTGCCCTTTCTGAACTCGACTGTGGCTTTGTACGTCCGGTCAAGTGCGTCGGTGATGCTCACCACGTCACCTACCTCAACTGATACTTTCTGTGTTTCTGTCATCGTGTCTCCTTCGATGTTTCATTACTGAGGCAATCTGCCTCTGAGACCGTCGAGCGTAGGATCTCGGCGATCTCAGAGACCGGTTGGTCTCTGGCGGTAACCTCAAACCCCTATCGCACCCTCTAGGTTGGCACCGGTCAGGTCGGCACCGGTCAGGTCGGCACCGGTCAGGTCGGCAAAGTGCAGGTCGGCTTTGCTCAGGTCGGCGAAGCACAGGTTGGCACCGCTCAGGTCAACACCGCTCAGGTCGGCACCGCTCAGGTCGGTAAAGTGCAGGTCGGCTTTGCTCAGGTCGGCTTTGCTCAGGTCGGCTTTGCTCAGGTCGGCAAAGTGCAGGTTGGCACCGCTCAGGTCGGTATCACTTAGGTTGACACCGCTCAGGTCGGCACCGGTCAGGTCGGCAAAGTGCAAGTCGGAACCGGATTCTATTTTGTAGGTCTTTACTATTTCCATATCATCGTCTCCTTGATGATTTATTACTGAGACAATCTGCCTCGGTGAGTGCTGAGGGAGGTTCAGCACCCAACGAGACCTACTGGTCTCGCAGGTCAAACTGCGTTAGGCAATCTCGGTTGCTACCCAGAGAACTTCCTTCCTGAACTCTTCCATCGTCGAGTTGCTGAAACTGAATCCCGATGCGCCCATTTCGTTTTGGATTCGTTGCGCTCGGTCTACGTCGCACTTGACAATGGTGCAGATGTCTTGCG